GATAAAAACGGGAAAGTAGGTGAGTGGAGCTATAAAGGCAAGGTCACATTCTCGCCCACGCAAATATTCCACAGTATCGACCCGGAAGTTTTTGAAGTTGTTTAAAACACTGGAAAATACACCCTGTGTTTCTGGTAAATATTACATCCCTGAAAAAAGTCTCACACTTTAATAAAACGTGGAACAATCAGCAGGCACACTGCCTGCATGATCAATGTTTTCGACACATCCAACGCACCCACCACCGAACCGGTAGAAATAACCGCAGGCGATTACACCGTCTGGAAGCGCACCGATCTCGCCACCGTTTACCCCGTGGCAGAATACAACTTAAGCTACGAGTGCAGAAGTGAAGGCGTGCCAGCCCGGTTGATCTCTATTGCCGCCGTGGCTGATGGTGATGATTACCTGGTCACACTCGCCAGTTCGGTCACTCTTCAATACCTGGTTGCCAATTATCACTGGACGGCCTTTATCACCCGTAAAAGTGATGCCGAAAGAAGTTCAGTCGATACCGGTCGGTTTACGGTCAGTGCCGACAAAGCCACTAATTCAACAAATGATCCAGCCACCTTTGCACAAAAAATGCTCAACAGAATTGAAGAAGCATTGCTGCACCGGGCAGACAATCAACAGCTTGATGTGCTTGCCTACAGTCTAGGGGTAGATTCCAGCGCCACGCGTGATCCTGAAAAATTACTGGTTCATCGGGCTTATTGGCAGCGTGAATTAGTCAAAGCAAACCGAAAAGCCCGTGCCCGGAAAGGCTTAAGTCACTCTGGCGTCATCAGGACGAGGTTTTAAAAATGGGGTTAAAAAATTTCGCCCAACGTGTAGTTAATAAAGCCTGGTCAGTTCGTACCGGTAAACCGGTGCCTGCTACTGGTACACGTCGGGTAATACCCCGTCAAAATACATTCAAGCGGTCGTTTGCTGCGGGTAAGCTCGACAATGTAACTGCCTCTTTCACAGGTTCATACCTGTCGATTAATGAAGAGTTACGCCGCGATTTAAGACGCATTCGTGGACGTTCTCGCCAGTTGTTTATGGATAACGACTACATTAAAAAATTTGGTGGAATGTGTAAAAAGAATGTTGTTGGTGTGAAAGGTATCGTGCTGCAATCTCGGGCGGTTGACCATAAAGGTGACCTGGACGAAACTGACAATAAAATTATTGAAAATGGTTGGAAACAATGGGGTAAGCCACATAATTGCACTGTAAACGGTCGGTTGTCGTGGCGTGATGTTCAGAACCTTGTAGCTATTACCGTGCCGCGTGATGGTGAAGTTTTAATCCAGTTAATTGACAAACCATCCAGCCCATTCGGGTTTATTATAAAAGTATTATCAGCCGATTACCTTGACGAACAATTCAATAAAGAATTGCCAAACGGCCATAAAATTGTAATGGGCGTAGAAACTGACCCGGATGGGTTAGTGGTTGCTTACCACCTTCGTGAAGAGCAAGTCGGTAGTTATCAAAACGTATATGCAATTCAAAAATATAAGCGAGTACCAGCACGCGACATTATTCATTTATTTGTAGCTGACTGGCCTGATCAACGTCGTGGTTTACCCTGGACACACACAGCGGTGCGTCGGTTAATGATGATCGGTCGATATGAAGAAGCTGAAATGGTAGCAGCTGCCGTGGGTGCTTCTTCAATGGGTTTTTTCTCAACACCTGATGGTGATGGCTCAGAGCTGGTGGATAACCTGGCACCAAAAGGTCAGGACAATGACGACAGTGATTTAGTTCAAGAGGCTGAACCGGGTTCGTTTAGAGTATTGCCCGAAGGCACCACTTTTAGCTCGTTTGATCCACAACATCCATCCACTGCCTTTGACCCGTTTATGAAAGCATTGCTTCGTGGTGGTGCATCTGGTCTTGAAGTGGCATACAACAGCCTGGCCAATGATCTCGAAAACGTCAATTTTTCCAGCATTCGTGCCGGTACTCTAGAAGAACGCGACGGGTGGAAAGTTATTCAATCATGGTTAATTGAACACCTGTGTGAGCGAGTGTATGAACGCTGGTTACAAGCAGCCATTATGAATAAAAAACTCGCCTTACCGTTCAAAAAAATTGATGACAAATACATGGCAATTTTCTGGCAGCCCCGTGGCTGGCCGTGGGTTGATCCATACAAAGATGCAAAAGCCAGTTCAGAAAAAATAAGCACCGGCACCGGTACTCGTACAGCAGACCTGGCCGCACAAGGTGAAGATTTTAAAGACACCATTGATCAGCTCGCATACGAGCAAAAAGTAGCAGAGCAAGCAGGTGTTGATATTACCCCAATCGGAAAACAAACAGAGGCCGAAACCAATGGAACCGAAGCAGAAGACTAATACCATAAAAACTGGGGTTCAATATCGCAGCCTCATGTTTGATAAAAGATCTATAGACGAAGAAGCGCGCACAGTGGATGTCGCATTCTCAAGTGAAGAACCAGTCGAACGCTGGTTTGGGCAAGAAATTCTCGACCACGCTGGTGGTTCTGTTCGGCTTGGTCGCCTGCAGAATGCTGGGCCGGTCTTGATGGACCATGACACCCGTGATCAGGTCGGTGTTATTGAGTCCGCAACCATTGACGGTGATCGCAAGGGGCGGGCGCTGGTGCGATTCGGTAAGAGTCCACGGGCAGAGGTTGCATTTAATGACGTGATCGACGGAATCAGAAAGCATATCAGTGTGGGTTATCGAATCCATAAAATGACGCTCGAAGATCCATCCGCAGACCTTGAAGTTTACCGCGCTACAGACTGGGAGCCTTACGAAGTTAGCTTCGTTAGTGTGCCAGCTGATATCAGTGTAGGTGTAGGTCGCTCAACTGAAAAACAATTTACTACAGAGGTAATCCGAATGGACCCATTAACAGATCCAGCCACGAACGCTGACCCAGTTCGTACATCCGCCCCTGCACCAGCACCCGTTGTGGATGTAAGTGCAGCGGTAGAAAAAGCAACGCGCACCGAAATGGACCGCATCGACACAATTCGCAAAATTGGCGAAAAGTACGAATGCGAAGATTTAGCGCGCTCCTTCATTAACGACAAAAAATCAGTCGATGAAATGACCCGTGCAGTGCTTGAAAATGTTGGACAGCGTCAAGCAGAAACCGGTCCCGTCACCGAGTTAGGCATGGGCAGCCGTGAAGTTCAAAATTATTCAATGCTGAAAGCGGTTCGCGCATCATTATCAGGTAACTGGAAAGATGCAGGACTAGAGCAGGAAGCATCGATTGCAATTGCAGACAGCCTGGGCCGTGAAGCTCGCGGCTTTTTTGTGCCTTTCGAAGTTCAGCAACGTGTTATGACGGTTGGCGCCGACAGTGCTGGTGGTTATGCCGTGGGTACAGATCATTTGGCAGGTTCATTCATTGATCGTTTACGTGCGGAAGCACTTCTCGGTCGCTTGGGTGCAACCTTCCTGGAAGGGTTGGAAGGAAATGTTGATATCCCTCGACTGGATACCGGTGCAACCTGGGGCTGGTTGGCAGAAGATGCAGACGCAACGGCAGCAGATGGCGTTCTGGGTCAAGTTTTGCTCTCGCCTAAAACCATTGGTGGCGCTGTTCCTATCTCTCGTCGTTTGCTTAAGCAGTCAAGCCCCAGCATTGAACAAATGTTGATGAATGACATGGCAGCGGGCGCGGCACTGGCTATCGATCTGGCAGGTTTTCAGGGTTCTGGCGCAGCGGGTCAACCCACAGGTATTGTGAGCACATCGGGTGTTGGTGCTTCAACTATCGCAGCGGCTGGTACGCCGACACATGTTGAACTGGTTGAATTTGAAACCGATGTGGCAGAAGCAAACGGCTTGTCGGGTTCATTGGCTTACGTCACCACAGCTGGTGTACGTGGAACAATGAAAACCACAGCGCTTGATGCTGGTTCTGGTCAGTTCTTAATGCAGAACGGTGAAGCCAATGGCTACAACGTCGAAGTAAGCACGCAGCTTGCTGCAAACCGCATTATTTTCGGTAATTTCCAACAGGTCATTATTGGAATGTGGGGCGTTTTAGATGTCATGCCAGACGAAGCAACAAAAGCTGCTTCTGGTGGTTTAGTGTTGCGCGCCTTCCAGGATGTTGATATCGGCATCCGTCATGCCGGTGCGTTCAGCATTAATGCTTAATCGGCAATAACCCATAGTTTCCCAGGTTTCCTGGGAAACTATTTAATATGTAAATAGGAAAAAATCATGTCAGATAAAACAACCAAGTTAATCACCATCCGTGGTGTCGTGGTAAATAAAAAACCAGTGAAAAAATATACTTCACTGTCAATGAAAAGCAGTGAAGCGGTCATTTTTCTAAACAGTGGAAAAGCTGTGATTGACGATGACGAAGGTAAGGAAGTGGTTGCGCGGCTGAAAAAAGCAGAAGCAGCCAAAGCCGACAAATAACCCATGCCAGTAACAACCACCAAAGACATCCGTGGCCTTGTCGAAAGCAAAGACTTTCGCACGGCAGCGGATCTTACCACCGGCAAATCGATCTGGGGCATATTCCTGCACGGGTTTAACGAAAGCCTCGACATTAACGGTCAAGATACCCATTTCCGATGCATGAACGATGATGCAGAACTGATCGCTATTGGTGACATCATCAACATTGAAAGCAACAACTACACCACGCGGTCAAAACAGCAAGGCGACCGCACCACGGTCATAATTTTGGAGACAACATAATGCATCGGCGCGAAACCATCATGCAAGCCGTCGAGGCACTCATCACTGGTTTAACCACCACAACCAGTAATGTTGAGCGCAGTCGGGCATGGCCCGTGGTTGCTCTGCCAGCCCTAACACTTGCCCAGGGGCAAGATGTATTAGCTGATGAACAGGAAATGAGTTCAATCAGCCGAGATTTAACCGTCAACATAAGCGCACATGCTCAAAGCGGTCAACAACTCGAAACCGATTTAAACCAGGTTGCATCAGAAGTTTATGCAGCAATGGTCACCGATAGAACGCTCGGGCTGGACTATGTTTACGACATTAGCCTGATCGGTGATGGTGACCCGCAAATTGAAGGTGACCAGAATAAAACAACCGGCAGGCTCGATATGCAGTTTGTCATTAATTACGAACACAACGAAACATCAACCGAGGTTTAACATGGCAATAGTTAGCATGGTGCATTCAAAATCAAAAGTTACTGTAATGGTTTTGCCGGCACAAGTTGAAAATATGAAACGTAACGGCTGGGTCGAACAGAAAGCCGACAATTTAACCAAAGTAAAAGAGGAAAAGAACAATGGCAAAAATTAGAGGTAACGGTGGTGTAGTAAAAATTTCTACTGTAACTGTAGGCGCAGTAGTTAGTTTTACGATAGATGAAACAATGGAGCCGATAGATTCAACCGATCTGGCAACTAATGAAAAAGAATTTGTGGCGGGCGAAACGAGCTGGACTGCTCAAGTAGAATGTCAATGGGATGCTGCAGATACCACTGGTCAGGGTGCAATGACCATCGGAACAGAAGTTGAGCTTCACCTGGTTCGTGACGGCGATGCTGATACTCCAGCGGATAATTTAACAGGGCAAGCGTTTGTAGCCGGAATATCCTCAGCCAACAGTAAAGGATCGATGGTTACGCAGTCGTTCAGTTTGCAAGGAACTGGATTGTTAACTAAGTAATGGATATTGCAGAAATTGGTCGTAATCATTTGCGAGATACGTTAACAGCCGAAAAATCGCACTGTAAAGTGACTGAATGGGTAGATGATCAAGGGGAACCAATAAAAATATATTGGCTGCCTTTAACGGGGAGGGAGCAAAAAATAATTGAAAGCTATGGGACGAATGTAGAGCAAACAGCTGCGGCTCTACAAATTCGAGCGCGTGATGAAAGTGGAAAAGCTATCTATGCAAACACGCCAGTTGCCAGTCTTATCAATGATTATGATTTTGACGTAATTAGAACTATCGTTTTTTTAATGACCACTGGAATGGGTCAGGATGTAGGCAAAAATCAGGAGCAGCTTGAAAAGGAATGAGGGCGGATGCTGGATTATTTTATGCCTATGAATATGGCACTGCCATTGGGCTGCCAGCATCCGAAGTATTAAAACTGCCGGTTGATGAAATTCAAGGATTTTTAGCGTACCGAAAAATTCGTAATGAATTATTAGAGGATATTGAATGAGCGTTACCACTAAAGAGACTCGTTTTTTACTGACGGCGAAAGATCGCACAAAAGTGGCTTTTATGGGTGCTCGCAAAAATCTGCGTGGAGTGGGTAGGGCGGCAACAGGTGTGCAATCACAGCTGTTAAGTTTGGCAGGTATTGCGGGTGGCGGCGTGTTGATTGCGTC